ACATTGTAAATGTATTTTGTTTCTTTTTGTTTTGGCATAGCAAAACATTTTGTCATAATATCATTAAGGTTATTAATTTTCATAGTTAGTTGGTTTTATTCGTAAAATTCAATTCCATTATCTCCTCTCCATAAGCGTTCTGTATCATCAATATCTTTCTGCACACAACACCCACCCAATAGTAGCAGTGTAATTATGGTTATTATTATTTTCATTTATATCTTTTATGTACGGTAGTAGATGTTTTATACGGCTCCCCTTTTTTATTTTTCAATCCTTCTTGATAATGGTGTATAACATATTGAGCCATCCCATTTTTTGATTTACTTATTAAAATTTCTTTTTTCATTTTATTTAGTTTTAGCCCTACAATTATCTTTTGCTTCATCCCAAGCACTTACAGCGTGTTCTTTACACCTGCTACATATATCATTATCAGGATATCCTGGCTCATAAAATGTTGCTTCACAACAATTACTTACATTACCCCATTCTTCCTCACATATACAATCATCATTATCTCCACACATAATGCATCTTTGATGATTTTCACAAAACTCATCCATATTCTCTGCATCTTTATCACATAGATTACATTTTCTATTGTTTCCATCCCATTCTGAGGGGTCATTACAACTCTGATAAGTGCTTGTTGCCCAATCTGCATAATTAAAATCTTTCATAATTTTTAGTGTTTTCGTTAATAGTTAGTTAGTTTAAATTCTGCACAAAGATACAACAATTTTTTAAACCACCAAACTTTTTTGTAGTTTTTTTAAAAAAAAATGTAATATAATTATAATTAAACCCTTATTAAACCCTTACTATAGGGTATTATATACTCTTAAAGATAAAGAACAAGATAAATATAAAGATAAAGCTAAAGTTAAAGAACTAAAAATAATGTGTTAATCTTGCAACTTGACCACTTTCTTTGTCGTGTAAAAAAGCTTCACAAGCTTTTGGTACTCCTGTAAACCCTTTTCGTGTATGCCAACTATCTGCTGATGATGGGCTTCTCATATATTCTACAGTTACTCCAATAAAATCTTTAGCATCTAACCATTTATGTTTGATTTTGTGATGAATATGATGTAAATACCAGTACCTAAACTTAGTTTCACTCCACATTTTAGGCTTTTCTTGAGCCATTAAAAGAGGAAGCTTATCCATCTTAGCACCATCTCCATGTTCTAATCCAATTAAATTATTACCATACTTATAATATTTTCTATGAGCCACGCTAATATCAAATGTAATATCTTCTGCCTTTCTAAACCAAGATTTTAAAGTGTGTGCTAAATGAAACCCACTCTGATAGTCGTGATTACTCATAGAGTGCAATACATCTACAGGAGCCATAGTCCTAAGCATTTCTATTACCTTAACATAAAGCATTAAAGCTATCTCATAATGTTCCCACCACTTACCATCAGTATCTTGATGCGTCCCTTTAGTTGTGGTATTATATACATTATCTATATGAAGAACATCATTACCAATACAAAACAAAATCCTGTCAACATCAAACCCTTCAGCCTTATTCATCAACCCCTGTACCCCATCTACAACTCTCATTACAGCAGTTTCACAATCATAAGCCTCTCCTGTTTCTGTTTCATTTGCATACTTACCTATATGTATATCTGCAGGATTTATAACTAAAAGATGATTTCCTTTCTCTCTTTCAATAGGTTCGTATTCAGGAGAATGCCCCTCTATAAAACCATTTATACTCTTAAATATTTCTTTCTCATCTATTCCACAATCTTCTTTAGTAACTATTGAAAATCTATAATCGCCACTAGCTGATTGCCAATGTTTTACACTTACTACATCTTTCTTATCTATACCTCTCTCTAATAAATGTAAATCTAATGATGAATTGTTGTTGAGGTTATCTAGTGTTTCTGCCCTACTCTGCTTTATTAAATCTTCTTCTTCAGGAGTGAGCCTTAGTCTTTTCCCATATTCTTTTGACATACACAAATATATAAAAAAACAACACACACATATAAAAAAAGTGAGGAGTTATTAACTCCCCACTCTTAACTACTAACTATCCCACTCAGAAAACACTCAAAGAAGGAACTGTAAAATTACATTATTTTTTTGATATATCAGCAATTCCTTGTCCTAAAATTAGAACGAGAATTGAATGATAAAGATTTGTAGCTGTTCCTTCATCTACACCTAGATAGGTTACTATTGCAGGAACTACTACTGCTGAGATTGCATACCAAAATTTCTTTGATTTTAGCATTGCTTTAATTAGCCAATTTTTCATTTTATTTATTTTTTAAAGTTATTATTAAAGTTTATAGGATATTCCTAAGTTAAATTTTCCACTATCTTCTGATTCTGAATCCAAATCTATACTGTAATTTGGCTCCACATACACGCTACCCCAAACCTTTACAGCGTAACCAACACCAATTCTAGCATTATCAAAAGTATCTTTCTTTGGTAAATCTGCAGATACATATAAATTATCATTTACATTATATCTTACAAACATATCATAATCATCTCCACTTTTTCTTAATCCAATCATATAACCACTATCTAAGGAATATCCAATTCCAATAGAATTTGTTATATTTTCTGTTGCCCAACTTTCATCTTCGTTAGGAAAATCTATGTTGCTGACTACCGAATATTGTGCTGATGCACATAACGAAGTCAAAACAACTGCCATCATTAAAACTATTTTTTTCATTTTTATCTATTTTTAATTATTAAATTTATTTCTTTACTTAATTGATTACCCAAAATATAATCCATTAGGTAAGCGTGAGCCACTTTACTTTCTAAAATCTTATCAGGACTCTTAGCTCTATGAGTTCCTGTTAATATACACCCCCTACTATCTGAAGGATAATTTCCTCGGTGGAACAAGATATAACTTCTGTTCGGCACATCCTCCACCAACAAATGAACATAATCTCTTGTTGCACTTTCTCTTGCTAATCTTACTCTACACTTATACTCTCCGTCAGGGATGCAAGATACACTTTTTTCGTTATCTCTCCACGCTAATTCTAGTGTATGTGCAATAAATTCTGCATTGCAATAAAGCTTTCCAATTACCGATTTATCAGTAAATGTATCCCTGATTAACAGTAGGTTTGCTATGCTTTTTTTTTCGGTCATACTTTTTTTTATTTTTATGAACCTTCGTAAAAGACAATTTAATACGCCTTTCATTTTCTTCCCTGCCCTCTATATTTCTTTTTATATCCATTTTGACTTCTTGAAGCGTTTTTAGAATGAACTCCCTTACGCTTTTTTCTGCTAGGTTCGGCAAACCTAAAAACTTTTACTTTAGCCACATCACTTCTTTTTGCGTAATTTAAAAAACTTATAAACGGTAAAAATAATAGCTAAAGATGTAGAAATGAAAAGCAAAACCTCATTACACTCACTAAAACTCAACCCTATTACACCTCCATTTGCTGCTAAAACCTCTACTGTGTCCCTCATGTTACTATTTATAATTGCTTTCATTTTATTTTATTTTGAATATCCTATTTCTATAGATAGATTTGCATACACCACAACCTCCCCCTCTATTTCTTCATTTGCTTTTATCATTAAAAAAAGATGATTACCGAACCCTATATCTGTTTCTGCGAAATCAGTAGAAGCCAAAGAGTAAGTGTTTATTTTATTATCACTAGACAGCCCTACAACTGACTTTTCAATCAAAACAAGAGGATATGCAGTTGTTGCAGATGATGATGGGGCATATTGAACCAAAGCAACTGTAAATCCATTTCCATCAGGAGAGCTAACCTGAAGATTCCCACTATTTATAATCCCTGCCAACTCATTAGTTAGTTGCCCAATTCTAAAAAACTTTTTTTGATTAACTGTCGTTCCACTACTTATAGTGGCACTACCATAATCTTGATTAATATCGTAAGGACTTTGACCCTGAACTTGAGCTTCAGGATAACTATAATTAGTAAGCAAAGTGCAATACCCTGAAAAAGTAAACTTTCTTGTTTTTATATTAGTTTTACTAATCCACTCTAAAGAGCCATCCGTAAAACCTGGAGTTCCTGCCCCTTTAGATAGTATAGTGCTGTTACTAGCACTTTCAAGGCCTTTAGGATTGTGTCTATTAATATCGGTTAGGTTTTTGTGTTCGTTTGATGCCATATATTATTTTATTTTAACAATCATTACACCCACAACCATTAACAGAGCAGCCACAAGTAGAGCAATCATCAACTCCATTATAGCCATATATACTATCATAGAATATCATACCATGAGCCTTGTAAGTATCACTCATACTCTTAGGTTTATTATTAGCAAAGGTAGGGTATAACCCTGCTTGGTCAGTTCCATTCAAAAAATCCATCATGTCGTTAGCAAATATATCTGCCTTTCTGTATGTGTCTTGTTTGAATACATTAAATGCATCTTGATTTATAATTCTTGAGAACTCATCTATATTATTTACAACACCACTAGAAGATATATTGCTCATAATATCGTTTACAACTTCAAATCTCACAAACCAAGACAAACAATCGTCTAAATAATAATCCATAAAGTTTTGATTATCCTGAGTAAGCCCCCCAACAGTAGGGTAGTCCCCTGTATTATGCTGCTCCTTTAATTCTG